TTCAGGCCGGAAAGATCTATTACATCATCGTCCGCCGCTCTGGAGCGAATGACGCTGCAAACTACTATCGCTGGGAAACCGCATTGATCCAGCCGGATTCGTGGCAGTTGTTTTTCGCGTCATCATCCTGGAGCGATTCCAGATCAACTACGCATGAGTACCACGTCTACATCACGTTCTCCAACTCAACTCTCTATCTAACCGACACGGCTGGTGGAGTTGATCCAAACGGTTCCACATACGACTCAAAGGAAGCATGGACATCGCGAGGAGCAGGAGTCCAGACAGCCGTGAGGTCGTCAGCGGCAGGACCAGTAGCTGCGATGCTGTTGACGAAGACAGCAGGAGGAAACTTTGTCGAGTGGTTCACGAGACCGCTGACGGCTTTCACTCTATCTAGACTAGTGTACGTCAATGCTTGGTGTCAGGCTAGTTCAGCGAACGTCAACAACGCAGCCGGTTGCGAGATCGCGGTCGTCGATAACGACGGCACGAATCCTGTTATCTGGGGAGAGGCGGTCGACGCACTAGAGACCAGCGTTAGCGATACCGCGATGCACTTTATTGTCTCAGGGGATGATCTATCAGTTACAGATGGTCAGCGTCTCAGGATCAGACTTTTCCTTGACGATGCTACTGCCGCTGGGACATTCGCGGCCGCAGGATCGAACACCGTCAGATATGCCGGAACTTCGGCGGCAGCGACAGGCGACACCTACATCATCCTCCCGAGTGCTGCCGTCGAGTTCGCTTCCGGAACAGGGTGGACGGTAACGGTCACGGACGCAGAAGGAGCAACGGATAGCAGACTGAAGGCTCTTGGAACGATCCAGACAGACGCAGTCGGAGAGCTTGATTCACTGGCAAGGCTCTCTACGTTTGTCAGGACGAAGACCGATGTCGAAGGACTACTCGATCCTCTCGGAAGGGGGATGGGTAAGTTCAAGACCGACCCGATCGGGCTTCTGGATCCGTTGACAGATGTTCTCGGTGCGACAAGGTCTCCGTCTGACACGATCGGCATTCTGGACTCTCGTCTACGAGCATTCGATAGGACGAAGATCGATCCTCTTGGGATCCTTGATTCTGCCGTTCGTGTTGCGACATATGTTCGTGTTGCGACAGACGCAGAAGGACTGCTAGACAGCCGGACCAGAGCGATGGAACGTACGAAGATCGATGCTGTCAGCCTATTGGACTCAGCTTCTTATCTCTTGGCAGCCCCGATCTTCAGAACATCCAACGATGTTGTCGGAATCTTGGATCAAGTTATCCATGCCGCTGTCATGATCAGGTCTCCGATAGATCCAGTTGGACTTTCGGACACTCGATTGAGGATCATGGATCGCTCACGGACCGACCCGATAGGAATTCTGGACTCTGCGGCTCGGGTTGCTACATACATCCGAACGAAGGTAGATCCTATCGGCCTGCTAGACAGTGTCTCGCGGGCGATGGGTCAGTTCCAGACGGACAACATCGGAATTCTTGATTCGTTCGCTCGTGTTGGACAGTTCATTCGGTTGGCGACTGATCCGATCGGGCTGCTAGATAGCATCGTTCGGTCGGCTGTCTACTTCAGGTCGAAGATCGATATCATCGGGCTTCTCGACTCGGTGGTCAAGGTCAATGCTCCGCAAAAGATCGTCAACGACCTGATCGGCCTCTTGGATAGCATCTCTCGTGTGGCTACATATGCGAGGCCGACCACTGATCTCATCGGTCTGCTCGACAGCCGGATCAGAGGATATGGCAAGTTCCCGACGGAAGTGATCGGTCTGACCGATAGTCGTTCGAAGGGCTACGGGAAGAACCCCACCGACGTGATAGGACTATTGGACAGTCGTCTCCGAGGTCTTGGACAAGGAGTGACAGATAACATCGGGCTCTTGGATGTCATCACTCGGTTGTCGCAGCAGGCCCGGTCGAAGACAGACCTGATCGGTCTTCTCGATTCAGCCACTGATCTCGCTGCCTACGCTCGCTTGAAGACAGACCCTGTTGGAATCCTGGATTCGTCGGCAGACGTGTTGGGAGCTGTCCGTTCGAAGACAGATCCAATCGGCATCCTCGATTCTTCGTCGAAGACGGCAGTCTACTTCCGAACGAAGACAGAGCTCATGGGCATCGTGGACAGCTTCCTTGCAACCGGAACCGGAGCGACGACCCGATCAGCCACTGACTCGGTCGGTATCCTTGATCCTCGTGTCAAGGAGCTGGTCGCCTCGAGGACCAAGACCGACACGATCGGACTGGCTGACTCTCGGGCTGTTGTCCTTGTCATATTCAGATCTCAGGTTGACCCGATCGCTCTGTTGGACATCGCCTCTCGTGTGGCGGAATACGTTCGGACGATCATCGATGCTCTTGGGTTGTCCGATGTCCTGGACGTGTTCACTGGAGTTGGGTTCCACGGACCAGCGATGGCGATCTTCATCAGGGCAACACCTGTCGCTCGTTTGATCAGGACATCCCCGGTCTCGGAATCTACGGATGTTACTCCGGTGGGCTTTCCTACGAAGGTGTCTCCGGAAGCAGAACTCGTTGGAGCAGATCCAGAAGGGAGTACCGATGGGTAACGGACCGTTGGAAATGGTGCGAGGCGATTCTGCTGAGTGGGATGTCGACATCTTCCACCCGATCACAAAGGCCCCTCTCAATCTCAGCGGATGCACGATCAAGTTCGCAGCCAAGAGGAAGTACAGCGATGCGGATGTGGATGCGATTATCAACATCACTTCTCCTGGGGACATCACGATCATCCCTCCGGACGCAGACGGAAAGGCACACATCAAGGTTCCTGCGGCCGACACTTTGGACTTGGACAACGTCCAAACGAAGCTGGTCTACGATCTTCAGGTCACGAAAGGATCGGATCGTTGGACGGTTGACAGGGATTCCCTTCTCGTTCTTCCGGAGGTTGTGAAGTCGTGAGCAAGCTGACACGCGCTCGCAGAAGAAAGCTCAGAAGCACGCAGTTCGCTGCACCGAAAGGGAAAGGACCGGACAAAAGTAGGAACCAATATCCGGTTGATACGAGAGGACGAGCTATCAGCGCGAAGGGTCGTGCGAAGCAGCAGCTGAACAGGGGTAAGATGAGCCGTAGCAAGTTTCAGTCGATCGTCGCGAAGGCCAACAGGGTTCTCAAGCGAAAGAAGGGAGGGGGACGAAGGATCAAACGTGGTCGTCGGAGGGCTCGGTGAGCTCTATCATAGTGTGGTCGGGGTTGAGCCCGGTTGCCGACGAGCCGGTGCTCCCCCGACCACTCCGTTGATGGAAGGAGAAGTGAATGGACAGCTTCGCAGGAGTACTAGCAGCCATCATCATTCTTGGCGCTGCCGTCACGAAGTCGGTAGACCTCGTCAGGAATGCGGTCGACAAGGACGCGACCATGCCTCCAGTGACGTGGAACATTCTCGCGTTCGTGGTGGGAGTGGCGTACTGTGTCGGCTGGCAGATCGACATGACGCCAGCGATCATCAGTCTCATCCCATCGCTGGCAGATCAGTCGTCTCGCCTGAGCGGCGTTTCAGGACAGGTCCTCACAGGAATGCTCGCAGGAGGCGCGTCAGGGTTCGCACATGATCTGTTCCAGAACCTCAGCGCCGGAGCAGCCCTGAAGAGGGCGAAAGCGAAAACAGGTTAGGGAGGGCTCTTGCTCTACGTCGTCAAGGATCGCATCTGGCCCACGTTCGGCTACGAGCCGCACGAAGGTCAGACCACGATTCACAATGATCCTGCGCGTCATCGCGTTGTCGCGTGGGGGCGGCGTGGAGGAAAGAGCCGTGCTGGTGGGAATGAGTTCGTCCCGGAAGCTATCTATACGTATAGCATCCGGGACGTTCTCATCAATGCCAACATGAAGAGGATCTTCTGGATCGTTGGTCCTGACTACTCGGACTGCGAGAAGGAGTTCCGTGTTCTCTGGGATAGCTTCAAGAAACTTGAGATGCCATTCGACAAACCCGGCTCGTACAACAACCCACTCGGTGGATTCATGCATGTCTCTCTGTGGGATGGGCTGTTCCAGATCCATTGCAAGTCAGCCAGATATCCAGACGGGTTGGACGGAGAAGGGTTGTCCGGAGTTGAACTCGTAGAGGCAGCGAAACTAAAGCCTCACATCTTCGGGAAGTACATTCGTCCGGCTCTCGCGGATCAGGGCGGTTGGTCGTTGCAGACCAGCACTCCTGAAGGGAAGAACTGGTTCTACAATCACTGGCGTCGCGGACAGGATCCGTCTCTCAAGTCGTGGAAGTCGTGGCGCATGCCTTCCTGGGTCAACACGATCTTGTTCCCTGGCGGAAGGGACGATCCAGAGATCCAGTCCATGCGCGAGGACATGACGGAGGAACGGTTCAAGCAAGAGATCGAAGCGGACTTCACAGAATTCGTAGGACGGGTGTTCAAGGACTTCGACGAGGAGATCCATGTCGGCGACTATCCGTACAACCCCGAACTTCCGGTCTATCTGGCTGTTGACTACGGATGGACGAATCCGTTCGTTGTCCTTGGAGTGCAGATCGACGTGTTCGACAACGTCTACGTCTGCGGAGAGTATCGCAACACGAACCGAGATACTCTCGAGGTCGCGAGGGACCTAAAGGAACTTGCGTGGGCTCGTCAAGCAACAGACATCTTCCCAGATCCAGCTGAGCCCGACGATACTAACATCCTTTGCAACGCTCTCAGGCTGAAGACCCACAAGAACACTGGCGGAGAGCTGAAGTTCCGTATCGAGCAGATCAGGAAATGGCTTCGGTATGATCCGGAGTCGGAAGGTCATCCAGATCCCATCAGGAAGCCGAAGCTGTTCATCGACCGGAACTGCACCGGCTATCCGATGAGCGATGGTGGCTTGATTCGTGAGATGTTGGAGTACAGATATCCCGAGACGAAGGAAGAATCGCAAACAGAAGCAAAGGAGAATCCGCTATCGAAGGACGACCACGGTCCAGAAGCTCTTGGTCGGTTCTTCCGAGGGCACTTCGGTGGTCCGTCTGACATGCATTCCGACGGAAGGGCGAAGGTCAGAAAGGTGAGGGTGCGCTGATGGGTCAGATCGGACATTGGGACACTGTCAAGTCGTTCGTCGAGAAGAAGCCCCCGGAGATGTGGATCGATGGGGTAGATCGTTTGAGGATCGGTGCCTACGATCTGTATGAAGCGATCTACTGGACAGCTCCCGAATCGTTCCAGATCACCATGCGCGGTCAAGAAGGAGAGCCGGTCTACGTTCCAAGCGGTCGTCAGGTCGTGGATACAGCTCGTCGGTTCATGGCTCCTGGAATGACAGTCGCCGTGGATCCAGACTTCGGAACACCGGAGATGCGAACGCAAGCGGATCTGTTCATGCGAGAGTTCGCTGCTCGTGAAGAGCTCTACAGCAAGTTCTCCAGCGCGAAGCTCCGTGGTCTCATGCGCGGAGATTGCTTGTTTCATCTCATGGCTGACCCAGCCAAGGAACAGGATACTCGGGTTGCGATCCACGAACTGAATCCTGGCAACTACTTCCCGGTGGAGCGTGAGAGCGATGTAGACCTCAACGAAGGAGATAGCATCGTCGGGGCTGTCATCGCAGAACCGGAACAGGACGGCACGAATACCGTCATCCATCGTATCGTCTACTCCAAGACGGATGCTGGAAAGATCGAGGTGATGGAAGACATCTGCAAGATCGATGCATGGGGTCAGCCAGGAACGGACATGGATCTCGAAGTGATCAGGGTGGTTGCTACCCCGATCACGCTCCCCGACCCGATCAACCAGATCCCGATCTACCATATCCCGAACGAGTTCAACGAGGAAGTGGGTTGGGGATCGTCGGAGATGCGCGGTATCGAGCTCCTCATGCGAGGAATCAACCAGTCGGTGACCGATGAGGAGCTATCCCTTGTCTTGGACGGGATCGGTGTCTACATCACGGATGCTGGTTCTCCTCTAGACGATGAGGGAGAAGAGATCCCGTGGACCGTTGCAGTGGGCCACATCCTAGAGCTTCCAGAAGGGAAGATGTTCCAGAGGGTTCAGGGTGTCGGTTCCATTCAGCCGTACATCGACCACGTCCGCTATCTCCACGATATGATCGACTCGACAACCGGAGCAAACGACATCACGCGAGGCCGTGCGGATGTGGCTGTGGCGGAATCGGGGATCGCTCTTTCGCTCCGCATGGGGCCTGTCCTTGCTCGGATGGTCGAGAAGGAACTGATCATCACGGATCGACTCCGCCAGATGTTCTTTGACTTGAGGAACTGGTTCATCGCGTACGAAGGGCTGAACGGAGTCGAGGACATTCGGTGGTTCCCGACGTACACCGACAAGCTGCCGGTCAACAAGGACAAGGTCTTCGAGCAGGTCATGACAATGCTCGGAGCGAAGCCTCCTGTGATCAGCGTGATGGAAGCCAGAAGGATCCTGACGAAGGTCGGGTACGTGTTCAGCGAGGAAGCAACGCTCACGGGTGAGATCACCAACGACATGCGGATGGTTGCCGACGTGGAGTCAGTGAGGTTGGGTCTTGAAGGCTAGGTTCTGGCAGCAACGCCTCGCGAAGAAGACGCAGCGGGAGCTGATGAGCTTGCTCCGCTCTCAGAGCGACGACCTTCGCAAGATCATAGCGAAGGCTGCTAGGCAAGCGAATAGGATCATGCTCCGCCTTCCGGGAGATAGCGTGAGCGAGGTCACTCGTCGTGCGTTCTACGCTCAACGCCGCCTTGAGCTGATCCGTCTGGCTGCCGATACATGGGAAGACAAGATCCCAGCTTCCATCATGAGAGATATCGGCGAAGCAACGAAGCTAGCGAACAAAACGAATCGTCAGCTACTCCGCGTTCTCCTGGAAGCTGTTCCAGACGACTCGTTGGTTCTGGCCCGATCATTCCTACGATCGGCTGAGGATGCGTTCTTAGATCTTCAGTCCAGGATGCTGAACAACGTTCGTCTGTCAGCCAGTGTCTATCGTAACGAAGCTCTGATGATGGGTAAGATAGATGACGTAGTGAATAACGGGATCCTCTTAGGTCAATCATCGAAGGAGATCGCGGAGGGTGTTGTTCAGTACATCAATCCCGACGTGATGGGCGGACAGAGGCATGCCGCGAATCGGTTGGCGAGAACAGAACTCAACAATGCGTTTCATCGGACGTCCATAGAATCGTACAAGGCATCTCCATATGTGATCGGAGTGCAGTGGAACCTAAGCGGGTCGCATGATCGTGATGACGAGTGCGATGACTGGGATGGAGAGGTCTTTCCAAAAGACGAAGTTCCGGACAAACCTCATCCTCAGTGCTACTGCTTCTTGACCCCGATCTCTCCGGAGCCGGATGAGTTTGCAGAGAAGCTATTGGGAGGTGACTATGACGGAAGCTTGATCGGTTCGGCAGTTGTGTAGTCCGTTCGTCGGGTCTAGAAGAAAGGTGGGAAGAAGATGCGTGACATGAACCCGGACCTCCAAGAGGTTAGGACGATTGACGATGTCCTTCTTGGATGGTTCGTTCCCGGCGGGAGGTTCATGCCGGTGATCGCCGGCGGCGCCGACGGTGAGAAGGATGAGAAGGATGAGAAGGAAGGGGAAGAGGAGAGCGAGGAAGAGGAAAGCGAAGAAGAGGAAGAAGAGGAAGAAGAGATCAAGGATCCCAAGGCAGCGATCAAGGCTGCTGAGGCGAAGGTGGATAGGTTCGCCCAGAAGCTCAAGAAGAAGGACAAGACCATCTCGGATCTACAGAAGGAGATCGAGAACATCAAGAAGGACGCTTCCTCTCCTGACGAGAAGGTGCAAGCGCGTCTCACGGAACTCGAGAAGAAAGCGGAAGCCGCTGACTCTACGGTGGCTGATCGAGATGCCGTGATCGCAATCCTCAATAACGATGACGTGGCGAAGTTGCCTCGTCGCCGCCGTGACCTGGTTACGAAGATGATCTTCGATCAGGTTGAACTGGATGGCAGTGACGACAACATCGAGGAGCTCTTGGATGAGCTTCGAGAAGAGGATCCCGCCATCTTCGATGTCCCCAAGCCCAAGGGTGAAAAGGACGATGAGGGCGGAGATGACGAGGAGGAGGAGGAAGACGAAAGCTCCTCGCGTAGGCGCACGGCTTCACCTCCGAAGAAGAAGAAGGGAGAAAAGGGTCAGTACGATCGTGCAACTCTGGAGAAGAGGATGCCTCACCTGAGGCGTCATCGCGGATAGAGAAGCGCGATAGGCTATACTGACGTCACGTACTACGGGAGAGGATCGGCGGTCCTCTCAGCCAGCGGCGAACTCGCGATTCGGCGAAAAGCGAGAGTCCGAGCAAGTTCAGTCGAGGCATGGGAGGACCGCATGGCTAGGTTCGACAAAGTCGAGCCCTATGTCGGGAATACCCGCGCTCGTCTGGCTGCTGATTGGGTTGCGGCGGATGGGGTTCCCATCGGTGTCGGTCTCGATGCGACTGGAAAGGTCGTAGTCGGAGCAGGAACGACCGGGATCGTAGGGATCGTTGTCCTCGTGAAGGAGAACAAGAAGGCTGGTGACACCGTCGATATCATGACGGCTGGCGACATCGTGGAATGCCCAAGTGTGGCAGCCGCGTTCGCAGCCGGAACGATCATCACGGCGAACACCACGACCGGAGTGCTCTCCGTCACCGTTCCATCAGCAACACAGGCGTACGTTGGATTCACCGTCGAAGCCGGTCGTCTCGTTGTCCGTCAAATCGGCAGGAACCTCTAGGAGGTGATGAAGTGGAAGGTCTCGACCTGAGTGTGGCCCGACGCCCGAAGCTCATCGTTCCTTGGGATGCCTTCGCCGATGGCAAGGACATCCGAGGTGAGCGGATCGACTTCCAGAAACTCGGGATCTGGCCCGAGATCGCTGGAGGGGCAAAGGGCTTCATGCAGGTCGGTGACATCGTCACCACAACGGCCGACGGAAGGCCGCTCACGGAAATCTGGGCCGCGTATCGGGCTGCTCTGGCTCTGTACAACGCTCAGCGCGATCGTCTGCTATCGTCATTGGTGTTCCCGGTGACGGAAGTGGTCGAGGACGTGTTCCAGGGTGGTAACACCGTCGACTTCGAAGAGGCGTCCGAGTTCGGTGTGCCGGTTGGGGTTCGCCCCGAAGTTCCGGCGTACTACTCACTTGGATACGCCTTCAAGTGGTGGGACATCGGCCTGCGATTCACATGGAAGTTCCTGGCGGAGAAGACAGGCGATGAAGTTGACGCTCTGAACAACCAGATCCTGGAAGCGGACAACCGCAACCAGTTCTCGGAAGTGTTCAAGCAGATCTTCAACAACCTGACTCGTGTCGCCAACATCAACAACCAGAACTACAACGTGTTCCCGATCTACAATGGGGACACGACGGTTCCACCTCGCTACAAGAACATCGTTCACACGCAGCCCCACACGCATTTCCTGACGTCGGGTGCTGCGACCGTGGATTCTGGTGACTTCGATGCTGCCGAGGCCCATCTCAAGCACCACGGATACTCCTGGCAGGAGGGATCCGCCCTGATCACGCTGGTGAACAGCGCTCAGCTGGCAACGATCCGCACGTTCCGTGTTGCGACGGGCTCGGCGTACGACTTCATCCAGGCAGACACGGTTCCTCCGTGGGCAATGACCACTGCCGACATCGCAGCGTCTCTGGATCGGCCGGGAGCAGCTCCTCCGGCCAACTTCATGGGCCTGAATGTCGCCGGTCGATATGGTCCATGGCTCATCGTGGAGGAAGACCTCATCCCCGCAGGATACATGCTGCACTTCGCTTCCGGCGGAAGCGAGAACGCGCAGAACATCGTGGGGATCAGGGAACACCGTAACACCTCTCTTCGCGGCCTGCGGCTCGTGAAGGGTCAGGATCCAGACTACCCGATCATCAACTCGTACTACCAGAGGGGATTCGGGACTGGTGTCCGGCAGCGCGGCGCGGCTGTCGTTCAGCAGATCACGGTGTCTGGGACCTACACCATCCCGACCGGTTACACCTGGGTTTAGGGAGGGATGAGGATATGTCACGAGACATCCGAGGAAAGCTCTCGGCAGGAGAAACACTGGACGAAGTAGATGTCCAGTACGCAGTCGACGCGCTCGGAATGGGTGCAGAGCTAAAGGGACTTGGATACGATGTTCCTGAGAACGGAACGTCAACGGATCCAGGGAACTTCGGAACCCCGACCGGCGCAGTCGTCTCAACAGGACCGGCCTTCGAATCGGCAACACAGGATGCAGCTCCGGGAGTGTTCCTGGATGCCGACGCCCTGTCGATGCTGAAGGCAGATACCCTCGATGAGATCGCAAGTGCGGTCGGAGTCGATGATCTGCCTCGCAAGAAGGCCGACAAGGTTGCCGCACTCTCTGGGGGAGCAGCGGTGGCTGACGACGAAGACGATGAGGACGAGGACAGCTAGATGGCAACGCCAGAACAGGTCGCCGAGGTACGAGAGAACACCGCTGAGCTAGATCCTGAGAATTGGGGAGACGATGCGATCGGACTCCTCATCGATGAACAGGGTGTCAACGGTGCCTCGGCGACCATCTGGCGCAAGAAAGCAGCCAGCTACGCTGGTCTTGTCAACGTCAGCGAAGCGGGTTCGTCTCACTCGTTCAGTGATCTCCACAAGAGCGCATTGGCGATGGAGGCGAAGTTCGCTTCGATGGAAGACATCGGTGGTGTCGTCACCGACTCCGGGCGGGTCAAGATAAGGACCATCCAACGTGATCTCCGAGAGTAGCATGCACCTGAAGCAGACGGAGTTCCTCATTGAGGATGCTCCAACTGATCTTATCCTCCATCGGAAGGCGATGGTGGATGACGGTGCTGGAGGCAAGGAAGAAGGAGCCCCCTCGGACCTTCCTCCACAGCGCGTTCGGGTAGTCGGTGTCGACAACACTGCTGCGTTCGTTACAACCGAAGGAAGGCGCATTCCGATCCATAAGCGTCTCGTTGGAATGCCAGACCTAGATGTCGAGTTGGCTGACCGGTTCGACGTTGAAGGTCGAAGCTACGAAGTGGTGAACGTCCAGCGGGATCCGGGTTGGAGGGTCGAAGTGGAGGCCAGACGTTATGGCTAGTAGTGGTCTCGTCATGACGAGCGACACGCTGACGCCTAACTTGAAGGCGTTTCCTGATCACGTTGATCAGGCGATCGCTCGCACGATCGACTACTTCTCTGTCCAGACAGAAGCCTACATGCGATCGCATGCGCCGTGGAACGACGTAACCGGAAATGCTCGCAACGGATTGCGGGCCAGGCCGGAGCATGATGGTCACAGCCACTCCATTCTCTGCTACCACACGGTTCCATACGGGATCTGGCTGGAAGTGAGATGGGAAGGCAAGTACGCGATCATCGCTCCTACGATCAAGACACAAGGAAGGGCCCTCATGGCCTTCATGCGAGGGCTGATGAAGAAGGTCCCTCGATGAACTGGAGAGAGTGGGCCATCGCCAAGATCAAGGGGGACGTAGGTCTCCAAGCTCTTGTCGACGACCGTGTCTTCAGTACCGTGGAGGGGTCTCCGGATACCCCATTCGTTGTTGTTCGGTTCGCGCCAGGCATTCCTGCGGGAGTGGGTGGCGAGATTCAGGACCTCGTCGTGTGGGTTCATGATCAGCCCCAGTCCTACACTAGGATCGATGAGATCCTTCCGTTGATCAGAGCTGCTCTGGAAGGTCCGATAGAGCAGGCCGGAGAGTCCGGCATCATGGTCGATTGGGACGGGGATAGCGGTGATCTCGCAGACGATGCGCGTGGAACCGTGCTACGAAACTCGTCCTATCGTTTGGTCGGAAGGAGAAGTGCATGAAGATCAAGTACGTCGGGGCAGCGGATGCTCGAGAGATCACGAAGAAGGACTTCAAGGCCAACGACGTGGAGCAAGATAGCGTTGTATGGAGCGCGGAGAACGGATTCGTGGCTTCTGTCAGTTCCGCTGCTGGAAACTGGCTGTTGGAAAGCGACCCAGACTCGTTCAAGAAGGTTTCCGGCGAGTGATCGATGGAACTGAGGTGTGATCACACGATGCATGGAATCCTCAATAACGGAACCATCGAGGTGAAGTGCGGCAACTCTCGTTGTGGCGCACGGTCAGGGGTCGTTGTGTTGCATCGGTTCGACCTGAAGACAGGTCAACTGATCGGAACAGACAGATACAAGGATCCAGTTCGGAAGGAGGTGTAAACCAGGATGCCTCTGACAGTCATTCCTCTTCCTTACGGATTGAGGGACGTCAAGGTTGCGACACTGACCGGTGACACTCCGGGTACGTTCGTGGACCTTCCGAATGCTCAGACGTTCTCGTTCGCAGAGAACGAGGACTTCACGGAGCTTCGGGGAGACGACAAGATCGCTGGGATTCACGGTTCTGGACCGAACGTCAACTGGTCCCTTGCGAGCGGTGGCATCAGCCTGGAAGCGTACAAGGTCATGGCCGGAGGTCTCGTGACAGAGACCGGAGTAACTCCGTCTCAGGTCAAGACGTACGCGAAACTCGGTGCGGACATCCGTCCGTACTTCCAGGTGAAGGGTCAGGTGATCAGCGACAGCGGCGGTGATGTCTGGGCGGTCGTCTACAAGTGCAAGTGCGAAGGCGAGATCGGCGGAGAGTTCGGCGATGGAGCGTTCTTCGTCACGAGCATGTCAGGCCGAGGGATTCCGAACCTGGCTGACAAGTTGTACGACTTCCTCCAGCACGAAACAGCCACTGTCATCACGTAAGAGAGGAGATGCGCATGAGCCCCAACGAGGCCAGCATCGAGAGCGAGTGGGAAAAGGGTCCACAGACAATCGAAGTTCCAGGAGGCAAGCACGCTAGGGTTCGTCGGCGTCCGCTTGACACCTTCTACAAGGCAGGTAAGATCCCGAATGCCCTGATGCCTGCTGTCAGAGCCGCCATCATCAAGGGGGACGATTTCAACGTTGAGGATTTCAATGATCAGCAGATCTTTGATCTTCTCTCGGTGATGGACATGATCGTGGTAGAGTGTACTGAGACCCCTCGGGTCTACCCGATTCCGGTCTGCCGGACATGTCATGGAGTTGGAACTGCAGATCAAGAGGTCGGTCCAGCCAAGAAGAAGACGATAATCAAGGTTGACTGTCCGGCCTGCGAGGCCAGAGGAGAAGAGCCCCGAGACCCTGATCGGGTGTACGTCGATGAGGTTCCATTCGATACGAAGAACTTCATCTACTCGTATGTGATCGGGGTGACGGAAGATCTCAAGTCCTTTCTTGAGCAAACCAATGGAAGTGTGGAATCTGTACCAGAACGCGAAACAGTGGGGAGCAAGGCCAAGTGAGCTTCTTGGAATCACAGATCTCTTCGACGCCTACTGTCTTGACGATGCTGTCGGGTGGTTTGGGTCGGAGATCGAATCAGAGCTCATTGGAATCGAAGGAAAGACACCACAAGAAACGAAGGCAAGGCGAGAGCGACTGCTTCTAAAGATCTTGGGCGGAGGCTCAAGGTTCGCTGATCCGGTTGCGATGGGAGTTGTGAGTGTCGACACAGTATGACCTAGGGACAGCCTCCGGTCGAATCGTCATCGACGCGTCCAGTCTGGACGTTGCTAAGGCGAAGGCCGCAGGACTTTCCTCGTCTATGGCGTCATCGCTGAAGACGGTTGGGTCGTCGCTGATCTCAACCGGGAAGACGATGACGACAGGCTTCACGCTTCCTGTCGTTGCAGGGCTCGCGTTCGCAGTCAAGGCGTTCAACGATGCCGCCGCAGCAAACGCTCAGACGGCTGCGAGGATCAAGTCCACTGGCGGAGCAGCGAATGTCACGATGGGTCAGGTCCAAGGTCTCGCGGATCAGGTCCGGAACTACAGTGGCATCGAGGACGAAGCGGTTCAAGAGGGGCAGAACATGCTCCTCACGTTCACCAAGATCCGCAACGAAGCCGGAGCGGGCAACGACATCTTCACTCAGTCCACGAAGATCCTAGCTGACCTGTCCGTTGCGTTCGGTCAGGACATGCCTCAGGCTGCTATCAAACTAGGAAAGGCACTGAACGATCCGATCAAGGGATTGACCGCTCTGTCCAAGGTCGGTGTCGCGTTCACGCAGCAGCAGAAGGATCAGATCATCACCATGATGGAGAACAACGACGTCATGGGTGCGCAGAAGATCATTCTGCATGAGCTGACGACAGAGTTCGGTGGTTCTGCCAAGGCTCAAGGAAAGACACCGTGGGGTAAAACAAAGATCGCACTGTCTCAGCTCGGTGATCAGTTCGAACGTCTGGGTGGGCTCGTTGCGCCAGTTCTTGCTTCGATCGCTAGTGGGCTGAAGTCATTCGTCGACTGGATCACTCGTCTTCCTGGTCCGGTGAAGACGGCGCTTGCAGTCTTCGTTGGACTCATGGCTGTGATGGGTCCTCTGCTGATCATCTTTGGACAGATCACTAAGGTGATCGGGTTCTTCCTTGTGGCGCAGGCAGCCATCAGGGTCGCTGCGATGGGGGCTACCGGAGCACTAGTCGTGGAAGGAACGGCTCTCAACTCCCTGAGCAAAGCGCAGTCGTCAGCAGCCCTTTCATTCGGGAAGATGATCGGGCAGCTTGTTGGGTCTCTTGGACCTATCGGTGCGGTCGCTGTCGCTGTCGGTGTCGGCCTCGTGGCTGCGTGGCAGGCCGAGGAGAGGGCTTCCGCTGCCGCGAGGGAGATGGCTCGGAGTTGGGGTCGTGCCCTTGTCAGCGCAGCTAGGTACGGAACTCGTGCGATGGAGACGATCGATGTCTCTGTCATCAAGGCTCTGGCGTCTATCGGTCGTGGGATCGAAACGCTAGAACTGTTCAAGACATCGAACCAGGGTCTCGCGTCAGCGTTCAGGACCGGCGGGATCGATGCGAAGTTCGCGGCAGGTCAATTCCAGACTCTCATCGAGAAGGCTCAGGCTGGAACAGGGTTCTACAAGTTGTGGGCCGATGTTCAGACAGACGGAGCGACTGCTTCTGAGTTTGCAAGGCAGCGTGTCGCCGGCCTCAGCGAAGAGATGTTCAAGGCTGGTACGATCACGAAAGAACAGCTCGTTCAGAACCTTGTCTTGCTCGGTTCTACGATGGGAGAAGCCCGTGTTATCGCAGATGGAGTTGCTCGTAGTATCGGAGAAGTTGGTCGGCAGACGGATATCACAGGAAGGAAGATCAATAGCTTTGCTGGTCTGACCGTTGCAGCATTCGAGACGTGGCGTGAAGAGGTCGTCACTAACCTGAAGAACGCTACACCTGCTCTGGAAGCCCTTGCAGCCAAGGCGAAGATCACTTCCACGCAGGTCGTCCAAGCGTTCCGACGTCAGCAGCATCAGTTCGAGTCGTACGGAAGAAGCCTTGGAGACTTTGCGAAGCTGGATATCCCTGATGACCTAAAGAAGCAGGTCATCGATATGGGGATCGAAGGCGGAGCAACGATGGAGGCCTTCAACAAGCTGACGGATCGAGAACTGAAGCAGGTCTCTCAGTCGTTCAGGGCAGGGCAGAGAGCGATCAAGGGAACCGATGGTCCTCTCCAGAGCTTGACAGGTCAGCTCGGTCATTCCGAGAACGCTGTCAAGGATCTAGATGCCGCTCTAGCAGCGATCAAGCTTCGGTTCTCTAATCTGGACCTGAACGTGACAACCCACTTCAATACCGAAGGAACTCCTCCTCCTGGATTCCCAAACAGAGCTCTCGGAGGAACGGAACGAGAAGGCCGATACACGGTTGTCGGGGAACGTGGTCCTGAGCTCATGTTCGTGCCGAAGGGTGCTTCCATCATGGAGTCGTCCAAGACGCTGAACCTACTTCGGCAGATGGCTGACTCTCCACGAGGACCTGCTCCATTCACCGGAAGTGGTGAGATGGTTGTCATGTTCGAGTTGGACGGAGAGGCCATTCACAAGGTTGTCAAGTTGCGGGAACGAGAGACCCGCATTCGCCTGGGGAGCAGGGCATAATGGCCGTTGGACCGATCTTCCGTTTCATCACGGAACCGAGTACCGTGAACCTGGACATGAGAAGTGCAACAGGATGGTACGTCGCCGAAGG